CGAAGAGTTCGGTGCACCTGCTGGTACATTACCATCACCAAGTCGTAAGATGGTAAAGAAGATGAAGAGAAAGGGTAACACCTCAGTTCCTTATGGTAGTGGTTACAAGAAAGTAAATGAACAAAAAGAAATCAAAAAAACTATTGGTATATTCGGTGGTAGATTTCAACCATTTCATAGTGGACATCTAGCCACATACAATTGGTTAAAGACGCAGGTAGATGAGGTTTACATAACAACATCAAACATCAAACAACCACCAAGACATCCAATGGACTTTAAGGAAAAAGTTCGTCATATGACTAAGATGGGTATAAAGAAGAATAGAATCGTACAGGAGAAAACTCCGTATGTAGCAGCTAACCTATTGAAAAAATTTAATCCCGACACAACCGCTGTGGTTTATGCATTTGGGAAAAAAGATGCCGGTCGCCTCAAAGGTGGAACTAAGAAGAGTGGTGGTAGGACTTACTATCAAGACTATAAGAAGAATAAAAACAACTTAGAAGGTTTTGAAACACATGGTTACTATATCACCGCTCCGCAGTTCGGTTCGGTTAGTGGAACACAGATGAGAAAACTTTTAGGTGACCCGAAAATTGATGATAGTGAAAGAGAAAAAGCATTTAAAAAAGTATTTGGATACTATGATAAAGGTATCTACACTATGATGACTAATAAATTCAAAAAGTTATTTGAGTCTTATGATTTAACAGATGAGTTGATAAAAGAGTTTTTGATAGAAGCAACAGGCACACCATCTGGTAATTTAGATGATGGGCCATCTACATTTTACACAGATTACAACACTTACAAAAAGACATCAAAAGAATGGTTAGACTCCATATACTCTGACGCTGGTTGGAAAGTTGTAGATTATGTTTTGAGAGATAGTGCTAGTAGCACATTTAAAGATGAGTATAGGTCAGTTCCTCTTACATATCTTGACCACGGCCAAGCCGCTGGTTCTACATCCGCTGTAACAAAGTATAAGAAGTGGATGGGTGAGGTTATAGAACCATTAGGTTGGGAAGTTGTCAATTGGATGGGAACTGATGCAGCTATTAATAATATCATTGGTACTCTCTTCGCAGCTGGTGCTGATGGTGACGAATATAGTGAAGAAGATTTCAAACTCACCGAAAAGATAAACTTAGATAATGAAGTAAAGTTACTATTAGAAGGTGGTGCATACGGACATCTTAACCATCCATTTGATGATAAAAATTTGACATTTTCAGATTTCAAGACACTAATTATTAATACACTACAAGGTAAACTTGATAGTGAAGGAGCAGTTACAGAAAAAACAGATGGTCAAAATATAATGGTAAGTTGGAAGGGTGGAAAACTTATCGCCGCTAGAAACAAAGGTCACATCAAAAACCACGGTGCTGGTGCATTAGATATCAATGGTATAAAAAATATGTTTGCTGGTAGAGGTGATATTGAGAAAGCCTTTGTATATGCTATGAGAGATTTACAAAAAGCGGTTGGTAGTTTAAGTGATGCTCAAAAAAATAAGATATTTGATGAGGGTAAGAAGTTTATGTCTTTAGAGGTTATATATCCTAAGACAGCAAATGTGATACCTTATGATAAATCTTTACTTCAGTTTCATGGAACCATAGAATACGATTCAGCTGGTTCTCCTATAGGTGAGGATAGAGGTAGTGCGAGAGTATTAGCTGGTATGATAAAACAAATAAATCAAGATGTACAGAAAGCGTTTAAGATTGAGAAACCTTTTATATCTAAGTTACCACAAGTAAAAGACTTTAGTAAAAGACAAAGTTACTTCTTAGGTAAATTGAATAAATTACAAAATCAATTTAATATGAGAGGAAACAACACCTTATCCGATTATCATCAAGCTTATTGGATGGAGTATATTTATAATGCAGGAAAACAATTTAAGTATAATGTTCCAAACAATATATTGGTAAAGTTGACAAAAAGGTGGGCATTCTTAGATAAGTCTTATAAGATACCCCAAATTAGAAAAGATATAAAGAATAAAAAGTTTTTAGATTGGATATTAAAAACAGACAAAATGGATTTAAAAGGGTTACAAAAGAAACATATCAGAGATTGGGAAGTTCTTTTCTTTGAGTTAGGTGCTGAAATATTGAAAAATCTTAGTGATTTTATAGCAGCTAATCCAGATAAAGCAGCTCAACAAATTCGTAAAGATTTAGTGAAAGCAGTTTCAAAAGTAAGAACTTCAAAAGACCCAAAGGTATTAAACACATTAAAAACTCAATTAGATAGATTAAAGGCTATTGGTGGTTTGAAATCAGTAGTTCCGTCAGAAGGTATTACTTTTGTGTTTAAAGGAAAGTTATATAAATATACTGGTGCTTTTGCACCAGCAAATCAAATCTTAGGTATGTTGAAATTCGTATAGGAGTAGGTTATGGGATATAGTAAAGAGTCGGAAAGACAAAATAAAGCATTAGGAGATTTATTAAAAGGTAAAACTCCTGAAAAAAGAGTAATGGTTGGCTACAAAGGAAAAGAACAAGAGAGTGGTGACCAAATCAGTAGACTTTCAGATATCATGAAAGAGGCTAGAATGCCTATGTTTTGTCCTAAATGTGATGTTATCATGAAAAAAAGACTTGATAATAAGTTTTGGAGTATGTATGGTCATTGCTTTAATTGTCAACTTAAAATAGAAAACAAAATGAGAATAGCTGGTACATATGAAGAATGGGAAAAAAATAAAATAAAAAAAAATAAAATATCTTTTATAAAAGAACAAATACAGGCTATTGAAGAATGGAAAGATATGAAAGCTCCTGAGTTCTTTAATAATGTTGGTGTAAATCAACCAATGTTAGAAAAAGAAAAGTGGGATATTGATGTTGAAAAAATAAAAAAAGAAGCTGAAGAGGCTATCAAAAAGTTTACAGAAGAATTAAAAAAATTGGAGAACGAAGAATGAAGTTATGGAAAATAATACTTGGTATTTTAGGAGCTGTTGGTGCACTTTTTGCCGCTTCTTCTAAAAGTAAAGAAGTAAAAGAACTTAAAAGGGTTATTAAAGACAATAAGAAAAAAGAAAAAAAAGTAGAAAAAGAAATTAAGGTATTAGAAGAAAGTAAAGTGTCTTCTAAAAAAGAGATAGGAAATCTTAAACGTAAATTAACTAATAGTAAAAAGAAAACTCAAAAAATGGAAAAAGCATTTGATGACGATAATGCAGATGAAGCTTTAGAATTTTTGAGAAAATTTGCTAATAAATAGGGAGAAATAAAATGGCAAATATGCACGAAGCACCATCAGGTCATAGTGACTTTCAAAATAAAGGGCATGTTGGAAAATTTTCAGGAGTAACTGTAGTGGCTAATGCTACACAATCATTTACTGCATCTTATTATGGTGCTGGTGGATTGATAATCGGAGAAAGTTCAACAACAGGACATGCTCATTTATCGCATGGTGGTAGTTTAAACTTAGCTCATCTTACAGTTGGTACATTGTACGAAGTAGGTGTTAGTGAAGTTGCTTGTAATAATAAAAAAGTATACGTTCTTAAACGTACTGGATAGTATGAAGTATTTAGTATCTTTACTATTAATTATCCCATTGTTTGCGCAAAATGTAACTATTTCTCAATCAGAAATGTTGAACATTGCTAATAACATAAAAGAACTTCAGCACTCAGATAGTCTAAAAACTATACAGATAGAAATGTATGATAGGCTAGTAGATGAATTAGAAGACCAAATAAAAACTGATTCTTTACTACTACTAAAGAAAAGCGAACAGATTGAATTATTAAAAGATAGAGATGAAGCTAATGAAAAGATGATTAGGTTAGTAAAACCAAAGCTATGGGAACATAGATATCTTTGGTTTGCTGTAGGAATTTATTTAGGAAAGCTATTATGAAACCAGGTGTTTTAAAAGAAGTAATAAAAAAAGAGTACTCTAAGTGTGCTAAAGACCCTATATACTTTTTGAAAAAGTATTGTGTAGTTCAGCACCCAATGAAAGGTAAAGTTCCTTTTCATCTTTATCCTTATCAAGAAAAATCTCTTTCTACTTTTGAAGAACATAGATTTAATATCATACTAAAAGCTCGTCAGCTAGGACTATCTACATTGACTGCTGGATACTCTCTTTGGATGATGACATTTCATCAAGATAAAAACATATTGGTAATCGCTACTAAACAAGATACTGCTAAAAACTTAGTAACTAAGGTAAGAGTAATGCACGCCAACTTACCCTCTTGGTTAAAGCAGAAATGTACGGAAGATAATAAACTATCCCTACGATACAACAATGGTTCACAGATAAAAGCTGTTTCAAGTGGTGAAGATAGCGGTCGTTCAGAAGCTCTATCTCTACTGATACTTGATGAGGCTGCTTTCATTGATAAGATTGAACCGATATGGGCTGCTGCTTCTCAGACATTATCAACTGGTGGACAATGTATTGCATTATCTACACCAAATGGTATAGGTAATTGGTTTCATAAGACTTGGGTTGGTGCAGAAGATGGTAGTAACGATTGGAACTTCATCAAACTTCATTGGAACTTACATCCTGAAAGAAACGATGAGTGGAGAGCAGAACAAGATAAATTATTAGGCCCATCATTAGCGGCTCAAGAATGTGATTGTGACTTCTTAACCTCTGGTCAGACTGTTATAGATGGTGTTATATTAGAAGAGTATAGAGAAAAACAGACACAAGACCCTTTAGAAAAAAGAGGAGTTGATAGTAACCTTTGGATATGGCAACCACCTAACTATACAAAAGATTATGTGTTGAGTGCTGATGTTAGTAGAGGAGATGGCTCGGATTACTCTGCATTTCATGTTATGGAAGTAGAGACTATGGAACAAGTAGCAGAATATAGAGGTAAGATATCAACAAAAGATTTTGGAAACCTATGTGTAAACACAGCAACAGAATATAACAACGCTCTATTAGTAGTTGAGAACAACAACATAGGTTGGGCTACACTACAACAATGTATTGATAGAGGATATGAGAACCTTTTCTATACAAGTAAAGATTTAAAGTATGTGGATACAGAACATCAAATAAATAACCGATATAGAAACCAAGATAGGAATATGGTGGCTGGTTTCTCTATGACAATGAAGACAAGACCTTTGGTAATCGCTAAATTAGAGGAATATTTCAGAGAAAAGTCAGTAATTGTCCGTTCAAATCGATTAATTGATGAGTTGTTTGTATTTATATATAACAATAATAAAGCTGAAGCGATGCAGGGATACAACGATGATTTAGTGATGAGTTTTGCTTTGACTCTTTGGGTAAGAGATACTGCATTGAGATTACGAAATGAAGGAATAGAACTAACTAAAAGAACTTTAAGTGGTGTAACATCACAGATGATACCACAAAAACCAACCAATCAAACGAACTCTTGGGAAATAGAAGTAGGACCTAACGGAGAAAAAGAATCGTTAGATTGGTTACTTAACTAAGAGGCATAAAAATGGCAGATAAAGATTTATTTTCGAGACTAAAACGACTATTTTCTACGAATACAATTGTTCGTAATATTGGTGGAAGAAAGTTAAAGATTGTAGACACAGGACAATTACAATCCAATGTACAAACTAATTTAGTTGATAGATATAGTAAGTTGTATTCTAATATGCAACAATATGGTTACAATGACCAACTATATCAACAGCAACTCCGTTTAGGTTTATTTAGAGACTACGAATCTATGGATAGTGATTCTATAATTGCTTCTGCTTTAGATATCTATTCCGATGAATCTACTATGAAAAATGAGTATGGTAAGGTATTGGATATTACAACAGATAATGACCAGATTCATGATATACTTCATAATTTATTTTATGATATCTTAAACATAGAGTTTAATCTATGGCCTTGGGTTCGTAATATGAACAAGTATGGTGATTTCTTTTTACAATTGGAAATTGCCGATAAGTATGGTATTACAAATGTAACACCTATGTCTGCTTATGATGTAGCTAGAATGGAAGGACACGATCCTGATAATCCACAGAACGTTCAATTCTTACTTACACCACAAGGTGATAGTAGTAGACACTCAGCTAAAAAGAAAGACCCAAAGACATTTGAGAACTATGAGGTAGCTCACTTTAGATTACTTTCAGATTCTAATTATGTACCTTATGGTCGTTCTATGTTAGAGGGTGGTAGAAAGGTGTGGAAACAATTAACTCTTATGGAAGATGCTATGTTGATTCATAGGATTATGAGAGCTCCTGAAAAAAGAGTATTCAAATTAGACATTGGTAATATACCACCAGCTGAAGTTGATAACTTTATGCAACAAACAATTAATAAGATGAAGAAGGCTCCTGTTATCGATGAGAAGACAGGTGACTATAATCTTCGTTACAACATTCAAAACCTTACAGAAGATTTCTTTTTACCGGTAAGGGGTGGAGATAGTGGAACTAACATCGAATCACTTAGTGGTTTAGATTATGATGCTGTCGATGATATCGAATATTTAAGAAACAGACTTATGGCTTCATTAAGAGTTCCAAAAGCTTTCTTAGGATATGAAGAAGGGTTGGGTTCTAAAGCTACATTAGCTGCTGAGGATGTTCGTTTTGCTAGAACAATTGAAAGAATACAGAGAATCGTAGTTAGTGAATTAACAAAAGTTGCTGTAGTTCATCTTTACGCTCAAGGTTTTCGTGACCAAGAGTTAGTAAATTTTGATTTGAAACTTACCAATCCATCTACTATATACGAACAAGAAAAACTTGAACTGTGGAATCAGAAAGCTTCTCTTGCTGATTCGATGATTAGAGATGGATTGATGTCAACTGAATGGATTTACAAAAATGTGTTTGGTTTTAGTGACGAAGAAATGAAAGAAAACGATGACCAAATAATTTTTGATTACAAAAACAAATTTAGAAGACAACAGATTGAAGCAGAAGGTAACGATCCTGCTAAAAGTGGTCAATCACAAGGTACACCATCTGATTTAGCTATGGGTAGAACAGGTCATGAGTTAGAAGACGAGGGTGGTTCGGAAAAAGGTGGACAACCAGGTGCTGGAAGACCAAAGGAAGCTAACAAATATGGTAAGGATAGTGGAGCTAGAGGTAGAGATCCATTAGGAGCACACGATAAGAAGATGGCTCATGGTGCTGTAGCTACACATCACTATGAAAATCTGTTTAAACATTTAGGTAAAAACGCGAAGACACTACTTTCTGAGTCAAGTGAGTTGGAAAACGAATATAAATCAGAAGTATCTTCTCTTAATACTAAGAAAAATTAAGTAATCATATATTTATATATGAAGAATTATATAAACGATTGGAGTATAATATGAGTTCAAAGACAAAACACTCAAAGATCCGTAATACTGGTATCTTATTTGAGTTATTGACAAGACAAATTACAGTTGATGTCCTTAATAATGATAAAAAAGGTTCAGCGGCTAATATATTAAAGGAATTTTTTAATAAGAAAACTCAATTAGGAAAAGAGTATGAATTGTATAGAGTTTTGACTGTAGAAAATTATACATCTGAAATAAAAGCTAACCATTTAGTAGATGCTGTAGTAAAAGCTCGTCAAAAACTAAATGGTTCTCAATTGAAAAGAGAAAAATACAATCTAATTAAAGAAATAAAGAAGACTTATGATATAAATGACTTTTTTATGGCTAGGATTCCAAACTATAAAGTAAATGCTTCAATATTTAAAGTCTTTGATTCTAATACTGATGGGAATCCAGCGTCAGAAGTAGATAGTAGGTTCACAATCGTAGAGCATGTAACAAGAAAACAGATTTCTAACAAAAAAGAAGACAAGAAACTTGTTGAGGGCTACAAAAAGCAAGAAAAAGACTTGAGATTACTTGCTTATGGTATATTAGTCGAAAAATTTAACAAAAAGTACAGTTCTTTAAGTAAATCACAGAAAAAACTACTTAAAGAGTACATAAATAACATTTCTAACACTAATTCTCTTAAAGAGTTCGTAGAAACTGAAACAATTAAGGTAAAATCTAAACTCCAATCGTTTTTACCTAAAGTTAGTGATAAAGTTACTAAGATTAAGCTTCAAGAAGCTATTAATCAAGCAGAAACTCTTATGAAGGGAAGAATTGTTGAAGATAAACAAGTAGTTACGCTAATGAGGTATTATCAATTAGTTAAGGAGCTTGAAAATGTCAAAAATAGATAAACTCAAAGAGATAATCAGAGAGTTAATCAAAAAGGAACTTGATGAGGCTTCTACTTCAGCTGCCACGCCAGGTTACCAAACACCTTACGCATTTAGTGGTGGTAGAAGTAAAGATAAGAAGAAAAAGAAGAAGATAGCTACAAACTCTACTGGATACAGTAAGGTAAATGAGGGTAAGTATCACGATTATAGAAATGACGATACTTTATCACCAAAACAAAA